CAACGGCTGGACTTAAATAAGTACCACCTGAAGCTGTAACTACAAATGTTGAAGCATTGATTGAGCAAGTCGCTGTAGAGGCTGTAATAGCCGCACCAGCAACACCTAGTACATAACGCAAACCGTCTGAACCAAACACTTGTGAACCAAGTGGGCCGTTAACGGGAATGCCAGTACCAGCGGAGTTAGGGTTAGTTTGGACTACAGCATCCAAATTAATACCCGAGGTAGGTGTAATGTTATATGACATGATAATTTTCCTTTAATTAGTCAGTTGATTAAGAACCAGTCAAGATGCCTTGCAATGAAGCATTGGAGCAAGTTAAGTTACCTGCCCAACCATACAGCTTCACGATTGCATCTTGGTTAATAGACTGACGCTCACCACCGATTGGAACAAAATTACGCTCTTTGTGTGGGCGGAAGAAGATGTAATCGGTGTTCAAAAGATACATATACAATGCGTTCTCTTGTGCGCCAATACCACCACCTAATACCACATCAGCAGACATACCGCCACCGTAGAACTTGAGGGATGCAAAACCTGCTGCACCTTCGTCTACACCAGCAATACGCTGAATTGCTTGCAAAGAAGCTACATAACGCTGATACAAAGTGTTACCAGCAATAATAAGGTCAACCTTATCATTACCACGAACAGATTTAATAGCAGCAGTAGTCATAGCAGCTTGGATTAATGCGGAAGAATCAGCACCTGTTGTTGCCTGGTTACGCCAAAATTCCCAGTTTGCACGGTTAATACCACCGTAAGTACCGCTTGAAGGTGATGTAGAAACAGCAGCGGCTAGACCTGTGATGTTTTTACCACCGTTGCCTGTACCGTCACCATAAAGGTCACCCGAAATGCGGTTCAAAAGGCGAGCTTCAGAAACTTGCATACGACCATCTAACAGGTCAATGATTGCTTCTTTGCTGCTGTTTTGGAGCATTTCTAAGCCTGACATTGTTACAGAATCAGCATACTGAGTAATGCTGAACTGAGCAGCCGAAATTGGGCTATCAGGAGTAATGTTCAGCACTTCATAGCCGCTATACGAGTTAGCGTTATTGGTTGCTGGGTCGTTGTACATAATTTCTTCAAGGATTACGTTACCGCCTGAAAATGGGCGTACGTTACCTTTGCTGTTTAGGCGTTGAAGAATTGCGTTGTTTTGAGTTAAGTTGTCTGCCAATACTCCGCTACGACTTTGAATGGTGGTAGCGATAATATCGGTAATTGCGCTATTTGCGAATGCCATGATATTTCCTTTTTAGTTAAGTTAAACCCGACCACCCTCTGCATCGGCTAAATTAGCCATTAACAGCGAGCGTCTATCCTTTGCATCTGTCTTAGACACTTGACCGCTAGGAGTAGCTGATCGTGGACTAACAGCAGTTGCTTTGGCTTTAGCTACTTGCTGTGCCTTAGACGCTTGTGTATTTGCCGATTTCAGGAGTTTGTCCTGTTCTAGCTTGTACGCTTCGTCATTCATACGCACTGCTTTGGCATAAGCCGATTCTAGGTCTTGGGCTAAACCTCGCTCAAGTAATTGAGCCATATCTTCCCTTACCATCTCAAAGTGCGGAAACCGCTCCTTGTTACTGCTTACCCGATTGATTTCTAAGGTCAATCGAGCATTTTCTTCTTGTTCCCGAATCGCTGACAGTTGCTGAACTTGTTGCTGGGTAGCTTGAAGTTGCTGCATTAACTGCTGTTGATACGGGTCTACATACGCCTGTTGAGGTGCTTGTAGACTATCTTGATTTAATTGTATTCCATAATCTTGTGCAAGTCTATGAAACATCTGCACTTTTTGGTCATACGGTGCTTTGGTTAAAATCATGTGCGCCCGACCAAGATTATTAATCCAAGCTACTGGGTGAATTCCTTGTGATTGCAGTTCAGGAACAAAAGGCCCAATGGCTTCGGTTAATTGTCTTGCGTTGTCTGCTTCCGCTTTATAGGCAGAAACACCCTTTTTGTACTCTGATTCACGCTGATTGGCGTATTCAGCAAACTTAGCAAACTCCTCTTTATCTAAGGGTTTACCCTCCTGCATCTTGTTCCATACCTCTACATACTCTTTTTTCCAAGTAGTAGGGCGTTTTATTTCTTCTTCAAGAACATCACTAGCTTCTCCCACCAAGTCAGGTTCTTCAGCACTATCTTGATCGGTGCTGGCTTCTTGGCTCTTGAAACGACCTTTTTCGTCACGGTCGTTGTTTTCTTTAGGGCTGGCTTCTTCTTGGCTGGCGTTTTCGGCTTGGATTGGATCGTCATTTACTTCAATCTCCTTTTCAGTAGGTGCTTCAAGTGTGCCATCTTCGGCTTGTTCTAAGGCTGCTTCAAGTAGTTCTCTGCGGTCATCAGACATGGTTTTTCCTATCGGTAGTTAAGTTTGGAGTAAGTAATTTCAGCAATTTGCCGTTTACGGGCTTCTTGCTCTTTGCGGTTAAATTCAATGGTTTTAGGCTGCATTGGCACATCATTGCCTATTTCTACGCAGTTATTGCGCTTTAGGTTCTCACGGTGCTTAGAACGGCTAGAAACCCACGTTCCATCAGCCATAGAGATATGACCTGGTATGTCAGACACAACCATAGGAGCTTCCCTAGACTTCATAGCTACCTTATCCAACCAAGATGCTTTAGCGGCTTCTAAGCCAATGGTAGGTGTCCACCATTCTAGAAAGAATTCTTCGTCAGTTTGTTTAAGTTCAACATGGTTTCCTTCGGAATATCCGCATTTGGGGCACAGCATTACATTCTCCTTATGATTTCAGGTAATTGTTCGTATTCATTGGGTCTGAGCAAGCAAACGCTGTCGTACCAACGGGCATTTTTCCAACGCCAGCACACAAATTCTTCTTTTGGCAGCAAAACTATGCACTTAACCCCTAAAGCACCTGCTAAATGGGCTGTTCCCGTATCAACCGTGACTACGCCCTTCATGGCTTTCATGTGTTTAGCGGTAATTGACCAGTCTTTCTTCCAGCCATCGTTGGGAAGGGGTCTAAATGAGCCGTCAGTTTCAGGGTTTAGGCTATAAACATCGTCACCTACTAAACTTTCCATGTGTTCTGCGGAAATAGACTTAATCCAATGCAATGTACCCTTACTAGCCGACCAATTAACCCCTATTTTTCTTGGAATATTGCTTGCTTCGGCTTCAAAATAGCCTTCTGAGCCTACAACCTTCTTTTTGGTGATAGGAAACAGGGATTTTGCATAGGGCATTGCACAGTCTATGTAATAAGGTAGCGACATCGAGCCTATCCATAGGTCACATTCGGCTGCTGGGCCTTCTTCTGTCAGATTGGTTAGCTGGTCAATACATTCCATTTGACCTAAAACTTGGAATAAATTAGGCACAGTCAAGACAACCAGCTTTTTAGCCCCTAAAACCTTTAAAAATGGCAGAAATCTAGCATATTGGAATATATCGCCAAAGCCTTGTTCCATCTGAACCACGATAGATTTGCCTAAAAGTGATTCACCCTGCCAGGCTTTCGTTGTTTTGGGCAGTTTGTCGTATGGAATCTGCTGATTGCCTAGAATGGCTGGATGCCATCGATACTCAAATAGCCTAAAGCCAGCAGAATATCTACCAGCGTGTAAATTGTCGTAAGCTAATTTGTATTGTTGGTGTGGGCTTAAAGTAGTAGTAATAATGCTTCCTCATCGTCTAAATCTTGCAAGCGTCTTGCCTCAAATATAGCCATTTCAGCTTGAATCTGAACTAGCTGCTGTCTAAGCATTGCGCCTTGCAAAAGTTCTTGTTCCTGTTTAACAAGATTAGCGATGATATTGTCATATTTCGTTAAGTCTGACGGTATATCAGCACTAACTTCTTGATTGGATTGTACTTTATTTTTCTTGCGTTTTGGTGCTGGGTCAATTAATTCTTTGATGCTAGCTTTACGATCAGCCTTAACCTTTTTAAGCGCATCTAATTTGTCTTGCTCAGCCTGTTGTTTTGCTGCTTGCAAAGCCTTATAACGCTTGTATTCTTTCTTGGTAAAGCCGTCATCACCACCTTGATTAGTAGGGGTAGGAATACCAACAAAGCCAGTAATATTAGCGGTGTCGTTACTGTCTGTAGCAGAAATAGTGCCTGTAATAGGTACAAGAACAGCACCTGTCAAATTGGCTGTATCGTTGCTATCCGTTGCCGAAATAGTCCCTGTAACAATAGCGGCAGCTACATCACCTGTAAGGGTAGCAGTATCGTTACTATCGGTTACATTAATCGTTCCTGTAATTGCAGGAAGTTGTATATCCGATATAGGATTGGTTGAAAACGGTGTAAAACCTAGCATTAGCTACTCCAAACCTCTATTGGTTCATCAGGGAATACTGAGTCAAAAGAAGGGTTAAGCACAATTGCTCTAACCGCAGAACGATACACTAGAAATTCTTGGCGGTTAGTTAAATAAGGGTTAGATTCGGCTGGATCAGCAACAGAAGCAATAGCAGTCCAATCGGTGTCAGATAGGATCTGCTTTCCTTTGGTCTTGTTATTGGCGGCTAGTTCTGCATTTTTGGCAGCAATTTGCTCTGCATCCATATCTTCAACAATAAACGATGTGTACCATGCGCCATCTTGCTCAATTACAGGGCCTGAGATGACATATTGGTATGTTCCGCAGGTAGGATATGGGCCATCTAGCACCACATCCGCACCAAACTCATTAAGAGTTTCTACAGGAATAGGGTTAGGAAAAGATGTTTCAGGGAAGGTTTGTTCCCATTGTGGTAGGTACATTACATCACCAGTATCACGAACTCGAACTAACATAATTTGTCCTTTAAGCTATTGCTAAGAAAATGTAAGATGCAGCGTTTGTATTGATTGCAGCAAGAATTGTGGCATCAACCGTAAATCCACCAGTTGTTGTTGTTACAGAGCCTAAAGTAGCTACTTCTGATGCAGTAGAATTCATTAGCAAATAAGGGTCTGTAAGAAGGGTCATTCCCCTAGCAGTATCGTATACATACCAATCACCAGCAGCATTTGTACGCTTAATCATTACAAACCTAGCGCCACCAGTAAATCCACAATCAATAGATTGTGTAGTGCCATTACCTGTATAAGAGCCAACTTTAGATACTCCAGCACAAGTAGCAAATAGGTAGGCTACATAGGTTTGTCCTGTTACATTTGCCTGATACTGACTACTTCCACCAGAACCTAAAAAATAAGTTGAAGTGGCGTTTGAAAAGTTTGTTAAACCACCGCCTTGAGCGCCACCATTTGATTGCAAAAACAAATAATCTGTTGGGTCAGTTAATGATTTATTTTGTACTATCCAAAAAGTATTTGTATTTCTACTTTTGTATATCAACATTTCTGGTTTTACAGTCAAATTATGTGATATTTGCCTGTTTGTTGTTCCATCACCCGTATAACAAACCTCATCAAAAAATCCTGATGCTCTTGTAAGCGCATATTGAGCATAAGTAGAGCCTGAGTAGTTTAAATAACCTTCAATAAAATCTGCTCCAGTTTGAAAACCAGTATTTCTCCACCCTTGCAAGCAAACTGTTCCTGCTGTAGTAGCTTCTGCATTTGTATTTGCAGATTGCAATATTTGTGAAACGCCACGCAATTTATCAAAAAATACCATTCCGTAAGACGCTGGACTTTCTGTTCTTGGAAACGACATTAATAAATCAGGGTTAGTTCCTGTTGTGACTACAGTTGGATTTGTTCCTGTACCTGTTCTTGCTAAAGGCGCAAAAACACTAGTACCAGTAGTAGGCACTTTCATTGGTTTACGGATTGCCATGTAGATGTAGGTAGTTGTAGAGTATTGATTCTGTGCCTCAAATCCTGTACTTGTAGGATTTGCACATCTATCAACAGCGGTATCTTCTGCTCCCGATGTATTTGGAAACAATCCGTTAATGTTTGCACCTGGTGATGGCATACCACGCATAATGTCGCCAATTTGCCAATCTGTAGCACCGCCAGTTCCAGCAGTTCCTTTGGTTAAAATAAATTGTGGTTCATAACCTAGGTTTACGGTTGCTGCACCTGAACCATTAGTAGTATATGTTCCACAACTAATAACATTATCTGTTCCTGCTGTACCAAATCCACCAGCGTTATGGGCAAATAGGTAGGCTATATAAGTGCCGCCTGAAGCATTTGTGTTGGTTGATGTTCCTAAAGTAAATACTGTAGATGTAGGTGTTGTGCTGTTCCAAAAATCGGGATCATTATTTACAGTGCCACTAGCATTTAATCTAATACCCTCGTCATTTCCTAAACTTCTGTGGAAACACCACCAATTCCCTGTTGTGTCTGTTCTTTTTGTAATGATAAAGCCAGGAACAGAGCCAAGGTTATGAGCAATATTTCTTACTGTTCCATTACCAGTATAAGTAACTACATCAAAAAACTTAGGTTGTTGAGCAAATGTCCAAGCGCATTGGTTATATGGTTGACCAAAGTTGTTAGTTGTTCTAAACAAGTTTGTACCGCCATCTTCAAAAACTGCAGTAAATCCATTTGAATTAAATTGAACGGAATCACCAGCACCAGAGGTTTGCGCTGATGTTTGATTCGTATTTAACATTCGTTGATTTGCAGATGATGAACCACGAACAGTATCAAATAAACAATGTTGTCCGTTACCAGAAGGAGGTTGACTGCGTGGTTTGAACCAAACAAGACCACCTTTAGTGCTTAAGTCAATGTTGTTTTGTATTGTGTAGCTTGTATTAGCATAGTCAAGAGTATATACCCAAGTATTAAATACATCCTCGATGTAATTAGCGGCAGCAGAAGGCTGGCTTCCTGTTTTACTAGCAGCACTAAACATTAATAGTTCAATCCAAAAGAGTTACCGTAAGTATTTGTGCCATCTTGGAAGAAAGTAAATATGTCAAACTTACCGCTTGCCGATGATGCTGTAGGTGCTGTGCCGCTAGGCCATTTAATCGTAGAACCGCCAGCCCAAGTCAATGTAAATGCACCTGAATAAGTAACGATAATTACAAACGACTTACCAGCTACTGAACTGGGCAATGTGATTGTGCCGTTTGCATTTAGGCTTAATTTTTGTACTGTGCCGTTAGCCAAGTCTACTGTAAAGCTAGAGCCAGCAGAAGGAGCATAGAGCGTTTCTACATAGTTAGTTACAGTAGGGTTTGTAATACTAGGCGTTGTAGCCAAAGCAACTACTGTGCCACTTCCTGTAGTTGTATAGCTTGTTCCCCAT